GGCGAAGGTGTTGGCGTTCATCTTGTCTCTCCTCAACCGGCGGTCCCATCCGCCGTGAGATCAGTCTACACGCCGTAGCGCAGATGTCAAGCATCTACTGCGGTGGCGCGTTGGGATGTGGGATCTACCGCGTCGCCCTGATCTCTCCCGTGATCTCCCCGCGCTCGCACCACCTCCGGGCGTCGTCTTCTGTCGCCACGCAAAGCGACACCAGCTCGCCGACTTCCATGATCTCCCAGCCGTCGTTGACGGCCACAGCCACGCGCGGGGTCCGCCCGTCGCTCCACCGCATCACACCGTCAGAAATCGTCAGCATGGTGCCTCCCACAAAAGACCAACCCCCACCGCGCCAGGTGGGGGTCGTCCGCGTTCCGGTGGGTGCCGGGGCTCACACACCGCGCCGGAGAGGGGAGAGACGAGGGCGCGGGGTGCTGGGGGCAGGGTAGCGCAGGCCAGTCGGCGGGGCAAGGGCGGAGGTGGACCCCTTCTAGATGTATTGATCAGAGATCAGAGAGATCTCCTAAGAAAACTCCTTATATATAGGGGCTTCCGTTGTTTTAGATCCTTCTTTCCCAAAACGCAGCAGCGGGTCCGACTTTCGCCGAACCCGCTACCCTTTTTTCCCGTGAAAGAAGAACCCTACTTGGTCTTCAGTGCGTAGATCTCCCTGGGGCGCCCCCCTGTGGGCTCCTTTGCTAGCACGATCGTCCCCTCATCGGCAAGCCGATCGACAATCTCGCCCACGAGACGCGCTGGGAGCGCCCTACAGGCCCGCAGCAGTTCGGACCTACCCATCGGCCCGCCCGCAGCCCTGATCGCGCCAAGAACAAGCTCACACTGCGCCGCATGGTCATCCCAGCTTGCCCGGCGGTTGGCAGCCAGGCTGCCGGAAAAGACCCGCGCCGACTCTTCCGCCAGCGCGACCGCCACCCGCGCACACTCACCCGTCACGACAGGCACGTCCGCCTCGGGTTGCGCCAGCGCCGCCAGCACCATCGCCAGCCTGCCAGCAAACTCAGGCAGACGCGCCAGCACCGCCGGAGGCACATCCTGCCGAGTGCCCTCGCGCCGGGCCTTGTCCGCGTCGTGCTTGCACTTCGTCAGCAGGTCACGCGCCGCGTCATCCTCCGGCATCGTGACCGGGTCGTAGAGCCGCAGCTGATCCACGCCAGTGTCGACCGTCACAGGCAGGGCCAGGTGCCACTGCTCGTGGCGCTCGCGCACCGCCAGCACCGCCGACCGAACGTCCAGCGGCAGATCGTCGTCAGGCCTCGTCTCTGGCGGCTGCCAGTCCGGCAGCACCCACTGTGAGCGCATCCATACATGCCGGCCGACGAAACCGTCCGCCACGTCGACCGATGTCAGCACGCTGTGAAGGCTCTCCGGCGTGGTCGACCCGAGGATCGTCACGACAGGCGCAATCAGGTCCAGCTTTCCGCCGCCCTTGACCAGCGAGACAGCCGGGGACCACTTGTCGGTTCCCTTCGTGCTGAGTTCCGTCAGGCTCTGCTTGATGTCCTGCCGATGCGTCGCCGCTCGAGGGCCCATCATGTTCCCGAGCTGCATCCCATACTCGTCCAGCACAAGGCACGTCGCAGTGCCAGCACCGACAGCCTTCCTCACGCCGTCGACAAAAGCAGGCCCAGACGAGAAAGAGTTGGGTCCGCGCAATGCTGGCCAGCACTCGTCGATGACCCGCGACAGGCAGGACTGCGGGCGGTTCTTGCCCTCACCCGACGACGCCATCGACACGACGTAGAGACTCGACGTCGACCGGCGGTACACGAGCCGACGGCCCGCCATCGCCGACCCGAGCGCCAGAAGCGCCGCGATCGTGAGCCCAGGCTGTGGGTGGTCGGCGCCACGGATCACCCACCCGCAGAACGTGTCGCAGAGCCCGCCAAGCGCCCGCACGTCGGCCAGCATGCGCCAACGCGCTGCGTCCTGTTCGGCCGGCGTCGGCCCCTTGGGCTTGGCCTTCTCCGGCTCCATGATCTCCGGCTCCACGACCAGCGCGTTGATCTCGTCGACGTAGTAGCCGCTGTCCGACTGCACGATCGCCTTGTCGGCCGGGCTCCGTGGGTGCTCCGCGCCAGCCTTCAGGCCGCGCTCGATCGTGCTCCGCGACTTGCGCTCGCTCTCGCCCTCCCACCCACGGGCAACGCTGTAGAGCTCGTCCGCAGCCACCCCGAACGACAGATGCCCCGCGCCGCAGATCTGGCCCAACTTGAACGCAGCCCGCACGAGGGCGTGGTTGCGCCCTCCTTTGCCTGTGCGCGCCACCTCGTCGACCTCCTGCCGCAGCGCCGTCTCTGCCCACGATGTCGCCGTGAGCGCAAAGGTCTGGCGCGTCAGCGTGATCGCCTGCTGTCGAGGCTTCACCCTGTCCACGATCCACGACGGCAGCGGCGTCGGGTCAATGTCGTTCACCCAGGTGTAGCCCCTCCCCTCGACCACCGACGGGTACACCACGATGTACCCGCCCTCACCTCGTGTGTCGGCATCGGGGCTGATCGCATTGGGGCTTGACTTTGCCGTGTTCGGCAGCCGCACACCCTCCGGCAGCGCATAGACGTAGTGCCACCCACCGCCGCGCGTCCGCGCGATCCACGTCTCCGGCAGGCGCGGCATCACCTCGGACGAGGCCGCGTCGATGTCGACGACGTAGATGCCAGACACCGACCCCGTGGCGATCGCCACATTGGCGCCCGGTGTCTTCTCCCACCACGACTTTATCGTGGCCTCGTCCGTTGTCGCATCCTTGCATCCAGCCGACCCCGCAAAAGGGATCTTCGTGCCGGGGCTGCATGGAAACACCGCAAGCCCGCGCTCTGCGTACATGAGAGCCGCTTCAAGGTTCGTCATCACCACGGGAGGTCATCCTGTTCTGCCGTCGTCTCGTCGACGGCGATCGCTTCAATCTCTGGGGTGTGCGGCAGCCACTTTCCGACGCCGCCGTGGTTTCCGTAGCAGTAGGGGCATTGACGGAAGTAGAGCGCGCGCCCCTCTGCGTCCATCTTGCGCAGGACAGGCTGATGCTCCGCAAGAGACGGCATCCCGCACTCTTTGCACGACGTCGTCGTCAACGCCTTCTTCAGATCGGCGCCGATGACTCCACCTTCACCGCCATCGCCCTCGTCGCCCGGCTCGCGGCGCTCGCCATGATGGATGGCGACGACGCGATCCCACTTGCCTTCCTTCTCCGTCTCGATCGCCACGACCGGACGCATGTGCCCCTCGTCGAGCAACGCGATCGCGTCGTCGACGCTCTCAGGCAGGCGACACCCGACGTGTTCCTCCCACCACCGCATCGCCTTACGCCACGCAAAGCCGCCCATCTCGTGCTCGACGCAGACCCACTCCGACGCAATCTTGCGCCCAAGCCCGAGCGGGCCACCTGGCGGGTAGTAGTCCATGCGCAGCGTCGGAGGCGCCGTGTCGTCGCCGGTCTTGTAGTGCTTGCGCCACTCGACGGCGCCGACCTCATGCCGCACGGGCGGAGCCTTGGGCTTGATCTCAAGGGACAACGCCGGCAGGTTGCTCGCCTTGTCGTTGGCCTTGCGCACTGGCGCTGGCCACTCATAGCCGCAGTGCCCACAGACACGCACCGCCGGTGCCTGCTGCGCAAGGCACTGAGGGCACGTCTTCGTGGGTGCCTCGCCGTCGCTCTTCTTCCCCTTGGGCTTCACCTTGACGTCATCGATCGGGCCATGACGCGCGATGTTGCCACCGTAGTCCAGCAACAGGCAGTCGGTCTTTCCGTCGGCCAGCCGCATGCCGCGCCCGACCATCTGCACATAAAGGGACGGCGACATCGTCGGCCTGACAAGCGCCAGCACGTCGACGACAGGCGCATCAAAGCCAGTTGTGAGGACATCGCAGGACGCAAGGCACGCAAGCTGCCGGGCCTTGAAGCGCCCGATGATCTCGTCCCGCTGTCCCCGCTCCGTCTCGCCGGTGATCACGTCGCAGGACACGCCACGGATCTGCATCTCGTTCCGCAGCCGCTTTGCATGCGCCACGCTCGTCCCGAAAATCATGGCAGACGTTCGCCCGCCATCGAGCGCGCCCTTGACGTCGTCGGCGACGACGCCGTTGATCTTGTCGACGTCGCACGCCATCTCGAGGTCGCGCGCCGCAAACTCGCCCATGCGGACTCCGACGTCGGACAGGTCGATCTGCTCGCGGACGTAGCCCGTCACGATGGGCGACAGCCACCCGTCACGGATGAGCCGCTTCACATCGACGTCGTAGGCAACGGCGGTGAAAAGCGCGCTGTCCCCCTCGGTCAAGTAGCCTTGCCCGAGACGGTAGGGGGTCGCTGTGTACCCCAGGATCCGCATGTCCGGGTTGACGTTGCGCAGGTCGGAGATCACGCGCTGGTATGACGTCGTGTCCTCGGGGCTCAGCAGGTGCGCCTCGTCGATGATCACGACGTCGACGTGCCCAAGCCGAGACGTCGCGCGGACGATGGACTGCACGCCGCAGATCGTGATCTGGTCGATCTCCTTCCGTCCAAGCCCCGCGCTGTAGACGCCGACCGGGGCCATCGGCCAGATCGACCGTACGGCCTTGGCATCCTGCACGATCAGCTCTGCCCGGTGCGTGGCGATCACCACGCGGCACCCGAAGTCCTGCACAAGCCGCCGCGTCGTCTCCCCAAGAGTGGGGCTCTTGCCGCTGCCCGTCGGCATCACCACAAGCGGGCTTGCGGGCCTGTCTGGCGTCGACGGCGCGCGCTCCCAGTAGGAGAACACCGCGTCGACTGCCTCTTGCTGGTAGTCCCTGAGTTTCATCCGATCCTGTCCTTTCCTTTGTGCTTGACACCTTCTATCGGTCACCGATAGAAGTCAAGGCACAAGAGGAGAACGCATGCAGATCGTGAAGTTGAAGGAAGCCATCCGGCCTCACGCACCCAAGGTGCTGGTTTACGGTGACAGCGGCATTGGCAAGACGACGCTGATCGGCAGCCTGCCCGGCAAGGTGCTGATCGTGTCGGCGGAGTCGGGCCTGCTGTCGCTGTCGTTCGCGTCGGGCGATGACCGTTTCGACGTCGTCGAGATTGAGACGGTCGACGACCTGATCGCCGTCCACAAGCACCTGACCGGAAAGTCTCACGGCTACGACTGGGTCGCGCTGGACTCCATCTCGGAGATTGCGGAGGTCGTGCTGACCGCCGAAAAGAAGAAGGTCACCGACCCGCGCCAGGCCTACGGCGCCGTCATCGAGCGCGTCACCGCCGCGATGCGCGCCTTCCGTGACCTGCCCATCGGCGTCTACTTCAGCGCCAAGCTCGCCAAAGTGAAAGACGACGCGACGGGCCGGATCTCCTACGGGATCAGCATGCCCGGCGCCAAGCTTGGCGACGCTGTGCCATACCTGTTTGACGAGGTGTTCCGCCTTGTGTGTGTCGACGAGGTCGACCCCGACGGAAAGCGCGTGCCCGTGCGCTACCTCCAGACATCCGGCGATGCGCGCAGCATCGCCAAAGACCGCAGCGGGGCGCTTGACCCGCTTGAACCTGCTGACCTCGGCGCCGTGGTGGCGAAGATGGCGGCTCACGCTGGCGCGGCAGTCTCCGCGACGAAGGAGTGATGACCATGTCCGACTGGATGAACGACAACGACCCCCTCGCCCTTGACTACGACGTCGCCACCGTCGAGCGCCGCCCGTCCAGCTTCGATCCGCTGCCCGCTGGCGACTACCCTGTCACCATCAGCAAGATCGAGGCGAAGAAGACCCGCGACGAGCAGAGCGTGCAGGCCAACGTGGAGTTGACCGTCGACGACGGCGAGCACAAGGGCCGCAAGGTCTGGACGCGCATCACGCTCCGCACCATCCGCACCGACGAGAAGGGCCAGCAGATGCTGGACATCGGCAAGCGGCAGTCTGCCGAACTCGCCGATGCCTGCGGCGTGACCGGCATGAGCCTGTCGCCGTGCGTTGGCTGCCAGATCGTCGTCAAGTTGAAGGTGCGCCCCGCCGCCAACGGCTACGACGCCAGCAACGACGTCGTCGCGTTCAAGCCGCGCGCCGGTGTCGCTGCGCCCGTGGTCGCCGCCGGCAAGCCCGCTGCGCCGCCGACGAGCCGCCCCGGCTTCATGACCCGCAAGGCGTGAAGCCACATCGCCCCGCACGGTGATCCGTGCGGGGCTTTGCTTTGGAGATCTACATGGCCCGCACCTGGTACCACCCGAAAACCGGCGCCCGCACCATCCTCGACGGAACCCGCCTGCGCGGCTTGCGCGAGGGTATGGGCATGAGCCTGCCCGACGTGGCCCGCGAGACGCGCTGTAGCGTCGCCAGCCTGTCAGTCTGGGAGAACGAGGGCGCCTGCCCGTCGGCTGAGTCGATCGCTGCTCTGCGGGCGTTCTACGGTGCCGCGCTTGAGGAATCCGGCGCACTCACGGTGTCGCATGCCGAGTGACCCCATCCACCTCTACGCGCCGGTCAAGATCGACGCATGGACCAACGTGCGCGGCCACTGGCGCACGACGCAGAAACGCAAGGACCGCGAGAAGCAGACCACGTCGTGGCTCCTGCGCTCGCGCGTGCTGCCGGACCTTCCCGTCGTCGTGACGTTCACGAGGATCTCACCGCGTGACCTCGACGACGACAACCTGCCGTCGGCCTTCAAGTATGTGCGCGACACCATCGCCGCGCACTACGGGACGCACGATGGGACCAGCGCGCCGATCACCTGGCGCTACCACCAACGCCGTGCGCGCGCCGACGAGACGGCGCGGTATGGGTTCACGATTGAGATTGAGGAGGGACAGAGATGATCACCTTTGAATGGCACCTCATTGAGAGGGACAGCGGAACGACGACGCATGTCGCGTTTATCCGCGCAGGCGCATTGGTGCGATGCGTGGAGTGGGACTCGGGCGACAGCCAGATGATCTCACCGTCAGTGTCCGTCGTCTTCATTCCCGGCGCCGTACATGGCGACTTTTTCAAGGACGACAAGTGATCCTCTACATCGACACCGAAACCGGCCCGAGCACGCGCCCGGACGTTGTGGCCCACATTGCCCGCAAGCACTTCGACCCCGCCGACCTCGAGGGGTCCGCGAAGGACGCCGCGAAGGCCCTAGAGAAGACCAGCCTGTCCGGCACCTTCGGCGAGCTCTGGGTCATCTCCTGCGCCACCGACAACGACGAGCCGATCACCTACGTCCGCGACCGCGCCGACCCCGACGGCGAGGGTGCCATGTTGCGCCGGTTCGCGCGCGACATGATCGACCTCGACAAGGACGTCCAGTTTGCCCGCAACCTCGACGCTATCGTGGCCCACGGCGCGGACTTCGACAGAGGCATGATCCGCCAGCGCTGCACGGCGCACGGGATCTATCTGCCCTCTGCGATCACGGCGTGGGGCCTGCGTCCCTGGGACCGGGCCAATCGGTGGGTCTGCACGATGGAGCTTTGGACCGGCGACGCCCGTACCCGCGTCTCGCTCGAGGATCTGGCCCTCGCCCTCGCGGTGGACGCGCCGGTCAAAGGCGCGGACGGGATCACGGGAGATCAGGTCTGGGCCCTGATCTGTGCGGGCCACCTCGACCGCGTGGCGTCCTACTGCGCCGACGACGTGCGCCGCGTGCGTGCGATCTACCAGCGGATCATGGCTGCGCGCCGGCCTGATCTGCTCTAACCACCGCATCCCAAAGCCACGCCACAAGAATCCGACGCATGTGCTTGACGCGTGCGCTACGGGTGTGTACGCTGTGGATGTGGCCGGCAGGGGTGCCGGTCCGAGACCAGGAGAGACAAGATGACCACCGCCAACACCATCACCACGACCGACACCTACATCGCCCGCAAGAACGGTAAGCGCGTCCGCATCCGCGTGCGTCCCGTCGGCTTCAACGGCGGATGGGTCGGCGAGCTTGTCGGCATGAACGGCCGCGTCGTCGACGACACCGACGTGTTTGCCTTCTCCGACGTTGCTCACACCGCCGCCCTCGCGCTCACCCGCTGACCCCTCCCCACAACCTACCAAGCACAGCCGGTCTAGAGCTCGGCTTGTGCCGTCAGAGGAGAGACACATGCACGACAACATCCCCAAGGGCGCCGATCACTACTGGGAATCCGGCATCGACCCCGTCGACACCCGCGACGACCCGCCGGACGACGACCACGAGATCACGGACGAGCGCGCCGAGCAGTGGGCGCGGGAGTGCGGGGAGGACAGCTTGCCACTCGAGGAGGCCCTCGCTGCCCTCGCTGAAATCTACGGGGTGCCGGTGTGAAGCCGCTGTCCCCCACCGTCCGCCGCGCCATCGTGCGCGAAGCCCGTCGCCGCAACCTGCCCGTGTGGGCGTTCCTTCTCTCGCTGGAGTTTCACCATGCCCGACTTTGATCGCCACCTTCCCGACCCCGGCATCGACGACTCGCCCACCGACGACGAGCTTGCGCAGGCCGCCGACAACGTCGACGTCGTCGAATGGGTCACCGACCTCGCCAACACCGGCGACGACAACAAGGCCCTGCTGTCGTGGGCGCAGGACCGTTACCGCGAGGTGCTCGCGGCGGTGGAGCGCCACAGAGAGGCGGTGGCCCGTGAGCAGTCTCACTGACGTGATCGCCGCGATGGAAGACGTGCAGCGCCGGATGGAGCGTCTGCGGAGAGGGAATCGTGCGTGAGCTGGCTCTATTCGCGGGCGCTGGTGGAGGCATCCTCGGTGGGCATCTGCTTGGATGGCGCACCGTGTGCGCTGTGGAATGGGACGCCTACGCAACCAGCGTCCTGGTTGCCCGCCAGAACGACGGAACCTTGCCGCCTTTCCCGATCTGGGATGACGTGCAGACGTTTGACGGACGCCCATGGCGCGGCCGTGTTGACGTGGTGTCTGGCGGATTCCCATGCACCGACATCAGCGCCGCCGGACGTGGCGCCGGCATCGACGGAGAGGCATCCGGCATGTGGCGTCACATGGCGCGAATCGTCGGTGAGGTACGACCGCGACACGTCCTCGTGGAAAACTCACCGATGCTTGTTCGTCGAGGTCTTGCCCGAGTCCTCGGTGACCTTGCCGCGCTGGGGTATGATGCGCGCTGGGGTGTGCTGGGAGCGGCCCACGCCGGAGCTCCACACCAGCGGGACCGCATCTGGATTGTCGCTACCGACGCCGACGGCGACAGCCAACATGCTGTCTCCGTCAATGCAGAAGTGGCCGCGCCATCGGAACATGCTACCGACGCCGACGGCTCACAACGCGAAAGAGACGAACGCACCATCCGAGGCACTGCGAAACGAACCGACCTTGGCGTCACGGGTTGGTGGGAAGCTGAACCCGACGTGGGTCGAGTGGCTCATGGGGTGGCCAACAGGGTGGACCGACTGCGCTGCATCGGCAACGGACAAGTTCCAGAAGTGGTGCGCCTTGCATGGCGCACGTTGACCAACGACTGAAGGAGACGACGACGTGAAGAAGCCAAAGACCCCCGCCCCCCGCATCTGCCTGAACATCGACCTGAAGCCCGCCGAGCGTGCTGCCCTCGACGAGGCCGCCGCCCTCGTCACCGACGAGCGTGGCCGACCCATGCGCGTGAGCACCTGGGCCCGCCGCGTGCTGCTGGCTGCGGCGAGGGGGGAGCGGTGATCGCCCGCATCCGCCGGTGGCTGGACTCGTGGTTCGCCGTCGAGGTCGACGACGTGGTGATCGTGCCCATCGAGAAGTGGCACGCCATCATTGACGAGAGAAATCAACTGCGCGCCGAGGTCGAACGACTGCGGCGCCTTGTGAGGGAGGGTGTGTGACGAAGAAGAAGATCCCCGTGGTGAAGCCGCTCAAGGTGCCCGAGCCGTGCGTGATCGACGAGCTGCCGGAGGTGGTGACGGTGGTGGATCGCTTTAGCGTCGTCTACTGTTCTTCGACGGTCACGCTCTTTGATGGCGACGAGTGCTCCGTTCTTTGTCGCTCGTGCAGGTACCATGTGCCGGACGAGTTCGGTGACCACGAAGAAGACATCCGCTACGTCGCCGGTGTCGAATGAACGGCCCCATCGATCTGCGCCTTGGGCGCTGGCAGGACGTGTTGGCCGATGTGACGACGTGCGATGCGGTGATCTGTGATCCGCCGTATAGCGCGCGGACGCATGAGGGGCATGACAGCCTCGCAGGTGACGAGCGTTTTTCGGACCCCGCGAGGACGAACCCGACCGAGCGCCAGACGCTGGACTACGCCGCTTGGACCTTCGACGACGTCAAGGCGTTCGTCGCGTCATGGTCGACGAGGTGCGGCGGCTGGATCGTGGCGATGACGAGCCACGATTTGATCGGCGCATGGGAGTCCGCTTACACCGACGCTGGCCTGTTGTCGTTCGCGCCGGTGCCCATCATCCAAAAGCGCCCGCGCCTCGTCGGCGACGGTCCGTCGTCGTGGGCGGTCTACATGATGGTTGGTCGCCCGAGAAACAAGACGATGGCAACGTGGGGCTGCCTGCCCGGTGCCTATGAGGCGCCGACGGTGAAAGGGTCCGGCATTGCAGGCGCCAAGCCCCTCGGCCTCATGTGCGCCATCGTCCGCGACTACTCGCGCCCCGGCGACCTGATCGTGGACCCGTTCTGCGGCTCCGGCACCACCGCCCTAGCCGCCGCGATGGAGGGGCGCCGGTGCATCACGTCGGAGGAGAAGCCCGAGCACTACGCGATCGCCAAGCGGCGCCTGGACAGGGGGTATCAGCCATGCCTGCTGACCTGATCTTGCTTGCAATCTGTGGCGCGGTCGCGCTACTGCTTGGCACGCTGTACGTCGGATGGGACCGACGACGAGAGATCGGCCGACAGCACCGTGCGCTTCGGTCGTTTTATGAGAGGGAGTGAACTGTGACTGATACGATTGAAAACCTCCGCGCCGAGCGCGACCTGCTGCTGCAAGATGACCGCGAAGCAAAGCGGCTGATGACGCTTGCCGACGGCGGGAGACTCCCCGAGCGGGTCGCGCAAATGCTGGGCGAGTGGCGCCACGCTCTCGCCGCCCTCGCCGCCGAGAAGACCCGCGCCGACGACCTGTCCCGAATGGTGGCGGCGATGGGGGAGGCAGCGCGCGAGTTCCTCGACGCGACGCGCATCGCTGACCTGCCGCTGGCGTCGGAGGTGGAGCGCCTCGACCGCGCCGAGAACGCCCTCGACGCCATCCTCTCCCGCCCCGACGTCGCCGCCGAGCGGGGGCGGTGGCGCAAGGTGGATGATGCGGACGCCGAGATCGACTGCGGTCAGGCCGGCGTGTGCGCGACGCCGCCGGGCTGCCAGCGTCATTGGGCCGAGCGCAACGCGGAGCTGGTTCGCGAACGCGACGCCGCCATCGCCTGCGCGGAGAAGTGGACGACGGAGTTTGGCTCCATCGACAACGCTCTGTCGATGCTGTCTGCGCGGCGAGAAGCCTTGGCCAAGGCAGAGGCCTCCCGCGACGAACTCGGCATCCAGCTCGCGGCGCTGCAAGCCGAGCATGCGCGGCTCATGAAGGGGCTGCGCGACGTCGAGGGCTTCATGCTGCGCGAGTGGCGCCCGCCCGCAGAGGCCGTGCTGGCAATGGTGCGTGAGGTCGCCGCTGGCGGCCCGGCGGTCCCAGGTGACGCGCTGGCGAGCGCTCCGGGGCTCCCGCCGCCGCCGGTGCGCGTACCGACTCCTGCGCTTGGCGTGGCGATTCGCACCTACGAGGCGGAGCACGACATCGGCCCCGCCCTCGACCGCGCCCACGAGGCCAGCGGGGTGGTGACACAGAAGGGTGGTGAGAAGTGAGGATCGACATCCCCGCAGAAGTCGCCGACTGCACCGTCATCGCCAGC